TTACTTCGTGCTTTCGAGCAGTGCGTAAGGATTGAAGCGGATCACCTCTTCGCCCAGCCAGTCGTTAACATGCTTCATGGCTTCCATGTATGGCGTCAGCTCGTTGACGGCGAAGACGCGAGCCGCCTTCTCGATATCGCCAAATGATCCGTTGCCTTCCGGAATGGCGCCCATTAATTGAGGCGGCACCCGATGCGCGGCTAACATGTCATCGCGGGTGGAGGACTTCACCCCTACAAATTCATCCTTTGCCGATATCTGGCTGAACGGCAGGATCTGCACGGAGTCTTTGCCGCCGTTAGGGGCGTGAAGCAGAATGTTCTTGAATGCCCCGCCGCGTCGGGTATCTGTTAGCGTCTTCTTCAGCTTGTCGAGGCTCTCCTGATCGGCCATCGCGCTGTTCACGTATACGATACAACCGGCATGCGAGCCATTGTCGTAATAGAGTTTGCGGAACTTATCGGCAGAATGAGCCAGGTTCGCCGACAGCAACCCGGCGAAATACTCCGGCATACCGTAGATCTCCTGGTGAATATCCGGGCTAAGAACGTGGCAGACAGAGCCAGTTGTAAACTGATGATCCTGTAGCCCGGATTGAATAAACCAGTAGGTGTCCAGGTCGGAGCCGCGACGGGTATATTTAGCCAGCGAGTTACGGAAGCCGAGAGAACCGCCAAGCCGGTTTTTCCTCATCTCCAGATAGCCGTTACCGAATACGAACCAGTCCAGCGCGAAGGATGAGAACACCTGGCGGGAAAGCAGTTTGTGCGGGATAAAGCACCCGGCCAGCACGTTGCGTTTGAAGTACAGCGCCGACTGGTGCCAGCTGGCATAGCCGAACTGGCGGGCCAGCCCGTACCAGTCAACCGGCGTTTCGTAGTATCGCCCGTTATCGGCGCAGTACATGTTATCGAGCAGGTCATACGCGCCACTCACCGGCCAGGGGCCGTCGAATGTGAACGAGTTCAGCTCAGGTGCAGCTTTTAGCGAAACGGCGAGATCGGCCTGCTCCCTGGCATACTGCCTGCCGCGCATGGATTTTCGTTTGCTCAAGGTTAATACTCCGTAACTGTCATACTGCTGCCGCCTTCCTGTCCCAGCGGCTCGTTAATAGTGGCAAGCATCGTCGCCCAGGCGAGATCGCCGTGACTGACGCCGCGTGAGCGGTCAGTGTCGTAAGTGATAACGCCGCCGGGGGTGACAATCTTGCGAACAGAGTTGAACGCGCCAACGAGATCAAGCTCTCCCCGGTCATATTCCCAGCGGCCACCGCGAACGAGCTGCTGCATCTTCAGCACAAGCATGCGTTTGCTGGCCGGTGAGAACTGGTAACAGACTGCTGCCGGGAAGTGCTTTTTAACCAGCTGATAAACGGCTTCACCGATGCCGGTACCATCAATCCCAATGTGTTGCACGTTATAGCGACTCAGCATGCCGATAATGAGATTGGCCTGCTCTTCGAACTCCATCCCGCGTATGCGTAGCGTCTCAACGGTGCGGAACTTGCCACCGGCGACCATTGGCACGGCATTGACTGAAATGGCACCGCTGTCGCCTTTGCCGCTGGCACCGTTGGGATCGTAGCCAATCCAGACCGGGCGATCCGCCATCGGGCGGGAGGCGTACGGGCGCCAGTCGGGCCAGTCGTCGTAGCCGTCTGCGCCGCATGCCAGCAACCGGTTATAGTCAAAGGCGCTTTCACCGCTTTTGATGAACTGGCACCCGTACAGGTTGTCGTATTCCTCCGGGCTGTTTTCGTCGCGTATTTCATCAATATCGGTCAGATCCCAGCCGTGATCGATGGCGTCCTGCAATGTGACGATCTGGCGCCAGATTTTGTCCGGGCACATCAGCCCGCTGTTTAGCGTTTTCCAGGACGTATCGAACTCAACCCGCTTTCCGTGGCTGCGCCCTTTGTTGAATGCTTCACCTGTCCAGAAAGGGTAAGCCTCATGGCTTTCTGCTGACGGGGTGGAGAAATAGGTACGTGTCAGCCCTTTTAACGTCGCCATCGCACCGGCCACTTTCTTCAGGTTGGCAAACTGGCCGACCCAAAAAAACTCATCAAAATAGAGATTGCCGGTGTATGACTGCGCCGTCGCAGCGGACGTGCCGAGGAAATGCAGCTCGGCGCCATTAAACAGCTGGATCATGTCGCCACCTTTCAGCTCAACATCAACCTCAGCGGCAGCAGAGCGAATAAAGCTGCGGAACTGATACGCCTGGCGGCGGCTCGCCGACAGAAAGATCTGGTTACGTTGATGCTTGTACTTCACATCGTCGGAAAGGGCGCGCACCAGGGCTTCGCGCGCAAAGTACCATGTAGCGCCAACCTGACGGCTTTTCAGGATCATGCGGTTGCGCCAGTGGTGGTTGTCGTACCAGCCTCTTTGATGCCAGTGCAGTGAGCCGAGAATATTCTCGCGCAGTGCTGCAATCTGCGACTCTGAGAAATAGTTTTGTTTCTTGCGGATCTTCTTCTTCGGCTGGGTGGCCGCCGTGCCGTTGTCCAGCTTTTTCAGCTGGCGCGTAAGCAGATCAATTTCTTTGAAGTCGCCGCCGGTCTTTTTGTCTTTGGTGGTGAGCTGTATCAACCGTGCATCAATGGACGTCGTCACGCGCTGGATCGGTGGCGTGGCGTCCCATTCATCACGCTTTTTCCATGAGTAAACCGTGTTCTGATTAATACCCATCAGGCGTGCAATTTCCGCTGGCGGGTACCCCTGCCAGTAAAGCTGCCGCGCCCGCTGCATGATGAATGCTTCTTCAATCGCCATTTGTCCTCCTCGCTTCCTGCCGGGGAGATTAACCCGCGCGCGCGTGCCCTTTCGCTCGCTTTTGGTTGTGGTGATTCCCTCACAACAACAACGCGTTGAGAGCGCACGTCACCCCCTGCCATCATCTCCGGGAACTCAGAAACCGAGCGAGTAAACGAACATGGCAGGCACAGCAAAACCACGTAAGAAATTCCGCGTTGCCGTCTCCGGAAATACCGTTGATGGCCGCGAAATTCAACCGCAGCACCTTCGCGATGCGGCAGCGAATTACAACCCGGAGGTGTACGGCGCACGCGTCAACATTGAGCACTATCTCTCTATGTTCCCGAACAGCGATTTCGGCGCGATGGGGGATGTAGTGGCACTCAGCACCGAAGACATTACCGACGGCCCGTTAGCAGGGCGAACCGCCCTTTATGCCGAGATCGAACCATCAGATCGCATGGTGCAGATGACCGACAAAGGCCAGAAAGTCTACTCAAGCATTGAGCTGCATCCTCAGTTTGCCCTCAACGGAAAAGCCTATGTGGTGGGGCTGGCGATGACCGATACCCCGGCGAGCCTGGGTACCGATCGCCTGAAGTTTGCTGCGCAGCAACGTGCATCGGTGATGGCCTTTAACAACCAGCAGGGCGAAGCGCCAATGTTTACCGAAGCCCTGGAAGCAGAGGTGATCGAGTTGGCCGCCCAGCGCAGTGAGGAGGGGGTCAACTGGTTTAACAAGATGATGGCAATCATCGGCAAAGGCCAGAAAACCGACGATCAGCGCTTCAGTCAGATGCACCAGGTCGTTGAAGCCGTAGCGCTCTCGCAGTCAGAGCAGATTGATCGTCTTAACACCGCCGAGCAGGAGCGCCAGCAGGACAGAGCCGCCATTGAGAAGCTCACCAGTGAGCTGGCCGAAATGCGGCAAAAACTGAGTGCCACCGATGCCAGCTTTAGCAAGCGGCCACCGGCGGGCGGCGGCGCAAACGCGCAGCTGGCTGATTACTGATATTCACAACGAGAGCAGAGAACATGGAAAACAATACCCGCCAGCTGTTTGACCAGTACATTTTGCGCCAGGCGCAGTTAAACGGCGTATCGCCTGCGGCAGTTGCTGCGAAATTTGCGGTTGATCCCACCCGTCAGCAAAAGCTGGAGCAGGCAGCGCAGGAGAGTGATTCTTTCCTGAGCAAAATTAACGTGTTTGGCGTTAATCAGCAGATCGGTCAGAAAGTGTTGATTGGTAGCAAAGGCCCGATGGCTGGCGTCAACAACAGCACCACTACCCGCCGTAATCCGGGCGCAAATCATACGATGGAGCCATTTGATTACATGTGCCGTAAGGTCAATTACGACTACGGGATCAGCTACGAACAGCTCGATGCCTGGGCGCATATGCCGAACTTCCAGCCGCTGATCAGCGCCGCGATGGCTCGTCAGATGTCGCTGGATCGCATCATGATTGGCTTTAACGGCACCAAATACAGCGACCCGTCAGATCGTGCAGCTAACCCACTGTTGCAGGATTGCGGCATTGGCTGGCTGGAGAAAATCCGCACTGAAGCCTCACACCGCGTTATTTCCGGCGTCACCATCACCTCACGCGATGAAGACAACAAAGTCATTGCGAAAGGTACCTACGGCAACCTCGGCGCGGCGGTCTATGACGCGAAAAACAGCCTTATGGATGAATGGCACAAGCGCAATCCGGATAACGTGGTGATCCTGGCGGGCGACTTGCTGACTACCGGCAATTTCCCGGCCATTAACGCCATGAGCCAGACCAACCCGAACACCGAAATGCTGGCCGGTCAGCTGATTGTTGCGCAGGAACGCGTTGGCAACATGCCGACCTTCATCGCGCCTTACTTCCCGGTCAATGGCGTACTGATCACGCCGTTTAAAAACCTGTCGGTGTACTACCAGCGCGGCGGTCTGCGCCGGACGATTAAGGAAGAGCCGGAGTACAACCGCATCGCGACATACCAGTCCTCAAACGATGACTTTGTGATCGAGGACTACGGCAACGTCGCATTTATCGACGGCATCACCTTTGCCGAGGCGCCGGAAGGCGGCGCGTAACCGCACACTGGCGGGCTTCGGCCCGCCGTTCATCGGGGAAGAAACAATGTTGACACCGGCACAACGACATTTTCAACGCGTCATGGCTGAACGTCATGGCAAGGCTGAGGATTTGTCCGATACGGCGCGCACTGCGCATGAGCAGATCCTGCACCGCATGCGCATGGATATGGCCGCGCTTAAAAAAATTCAGGGCGAGCAGGCGAAAGCTGCGCTTAAGCGCCAGATGCTACCCAATTACGAGGGGTGGATTGAGGGAACGCTCGAAGGTAATAGCGGTCGCCAGGATGAAGTGATCACGCGCCTGATGATTTGGGCGATAGATGTTCGCGATTACCCACTGGCGGCGCGAATCGGGCGATACGTCATCGCGCATAACCTGGCGATGCCAGACCGCTTTAACCGCACGGCGGCGACGGCTCTGGTCGATGAAATTTGTGATCCGATCCTGGTGCAGGTTAAGGCCGACGACAGCACCGACGTATCGCCATATCTGGCGGTGCTCGATGAAGTAGCCGAGTTTACCGCCGCCAGCGATATGCCAGACATGGTGCGCGCCAAACTCCACAAAGCACGCGCTTTTGCCCTGCGCAACGGGACGCCTGCCGAGCAGGAAACCGCGTTAGAGCTGCTGCGCACTGCACTGATCATGGATCCTGGCGCAGGCGTGAAAAAGCTGATCGACAAACTCGCCAGCCAGCTGAAGAAAACCGCTGCTGCGACTATTTCCGGGAGTGAGTCTGCTGGCGGCGATGGCGAAGAGGGGCAGAGTGATAGCCCTGCAGCACCACCGGTTCCGGCGGTGGCGGCCGGAAAGCCTGCGCCTAAAGCCGCCCGTAAAAGCACAACCAAAAAACCAGCGGCGCGCAAAACCACAACGAAAAAAGCGCCTGCCGCCAAAAAATAACCGACTTGCGCCCCGTGCGCTGGCGGCGCGGTCGGAGATCTGCAACGCATTGCGTTTTCTTTTCTCCGTCCGCTCACCGCCACCTTTTCTGGAGACTACACCATGAGCCTTGTAGCCCCCCGCACAATATCCCCCTCAGCAGAGGATGTGCCGGATGTGGACGACGGCGGCGAGAAAGTCACCGCCGGTGTGTTCTGGCCCGAGATTGTGTTGAGCGATGCCCGTAAAGAGATGCGCATCACCGGCACGGTGACAACTTCGCGGCTGAAGCATGTTGTTATCGAGGCGGTGGGCCATGCCGCTGACCAGCTCGATACCTGGCGGATCGAACAGCAGAACGCCGGATTTGCATCACTGGATACCGTGCCAGCAATGGAAATTAACGGGCAGAGCGCGAAGGTTTACCGCTGGCGCCGTGCGGTTTACAGCATAGCCCGCGCGCTGCTGATCGAAACGTTCCGTGATGTGGATACGACCGGCGACGCCGTGGAGAAGAAAGCCGCTGCGCTGGCAAGCCAGGCAAACGATCACTGGCGTGATGCGCGCTGGGCTATCTCCGATATCCGCGGCGAAGTTCGCAATTCAGCGGAGGCATTCTGATGAAAGTGAAGGCCTTACAGGGCGATACGGTGGATTTGCTTTGCCAGCGTTATTACGGCACCACCCAGGGTGTCACCGAGATTGTGCTTGCTGCGAACAAGTCACTGGCTGATCAGATCTTCATGGAGGCCGGGCAGGTGGTGGAACTGCCGGAGGTAAGCACCTCGGCGACAAAGGAGACGGTGCAGCTATGGAGTTAATAAACCGAGCCTGGAATTGGGCCGCATACCTCTGGTCGGTGTTCCTCGGCAGCGTCGGAATGATGACGCAAAAGGACTGGCTGACGGCTATTGCGGCAGTAACAGGGGTAGTGGTGGCGGTGTTAGGTGAAATGCATCGCCGCCGGATGGCCCGTATCCATGAAACCAATAACGTACTGCTGAACGATTTGATCGACGCCATTCGCGACGACACGGAAAACCGGCAGGACGTGAAAGAGCTGATCCGCACTATCAGGGAGGCGCCACGATGAAAAAGGGCGTTATTGCCTGCTCTGTCGCCGCGATTATCTCGCTGGCCGCCGTGCTCTGGCCGCAGTCACTGCGTACCAGCCCGGAAGCGCAACTGAAGATGGCGAAATATGAGGATTGTCGCAAGACCCCGTATTACTGCCCGGCAGGCGTATTAACCGTGGGGATCGGCTCTACCGGGAAAGTGCAGAACCGGGAGTATGCCGAACAGGAGATTGCAGAGCGCTGGGTGAATGATCTGATGCGCGCAGAGCGTTGCGTTAACCGAGAGTTTAACGGCGCAGCTGCACCGCAGCGCGTTTTCGAAGCGCTGACCGATAGCGCATTTAATGTCGGCTGTAGTGGACTAGCCTGGTACACCAACAGGCAGGGGAAGAAGGTCAGAACGACAATCTGGCGTAACGCGCAGTCAACTGACTGGCGCGGCGTCTGCGAGCGGGTAACGGATTTTGTTAACTCTGGCGGCAGACGTTTGCAGGGACTGGTAAACCGCCGGGAAGAGTTCCGGGAATGGTGTTTGTCAGATCCGATGTTCAAGGGGGCGAAGTGAAAGAGACTGCTATTGCAACATTGATTATGGCTGTTTTGGGCGTAGCTGCTGGTTTATATGTCGCGCGAGAAGGCGTGAAGCGCGAAGCCGCAGAAAAAGCCCTGGCAGACGCTACCCAAAAACTGAACCAGACCGGCGATGTGCTGGCCGAAGTACGGGCGCTGCGCCAGGACGTCAGCGAGATTGAAGCCAGTGTGAAAGCGCTGGGGCAAAAGCGCAACGAAGCCGGGGAGAAACGTCGTGAAAATATCAAAACTGAACTGGCCGGCGATCCCTGCGCTGCTGCTCTTGTGCCTGACGCTGTCGCTGACAGCCTGTACCAGCGCGCCGCCGAAGTCGCCGCCGGTGATCATTCAGGAACCTTTGCCAGAAAGCCTGACGGCAAAAACTGAAACGCCAGCGCCACCGCCCAGGCCGATGCGCTACGGGAGCCTTGTGCTCTGGTCTGATGCGCTACTTGATGCGCTGGATACCTGCAACGCGGATAAGGCGGGCATTCGGGAGCTGGAACTGCGGCGAATAGCCAGGGGGATGAAGTGAAAAAAGCCGAATTGTTACGCGAGGCGCTGATCGCCGCAAACACCTGGTGTAAGGCCAACCCTGAACTGATCACCGTCTGGGTGGAGAAGGGGAGCATTGAGACGCAGGCGACCGGCGAACCCTCGTTTATGTATCGCTACACCATACAGGTGCTGGCCGTGGACTTTCCGGGGCAGGTGGATGATCTCATGCTGCCGATCATGGCGTGGGTATGGCATTACCAGCCTGATTTGCTGCTCAACCCGGACAATAACCGCAAAGTTGAGTTTGACGCGGACATTATCAGCGATGACATGGCCGATGTGCTGTTTAAGGTGCCGGTCTGGGAACGCGTCATGGTGGAGAACGTCAACGGAAAACCTGTTGCTACGCACCTGGCGGAAGACCGCCCGCGCATTAACGGCGGTGAGTGGGAAGTGGTCTTTGATCCGGGCTTTGAGGGGGCGATGACATGAGCAACGATGCCGCGCTGTTTCAACAGCTTGATCAGGTCTTCGCGGAAATCCTTTCCGCTATGACGCCAGCACGTCGCCTGCGCACGGCAAGAGGCATTGCCACCACGCTACGCCGTACTCAGAGCCAGCGGATCGGCAAGCAGGTTGCGCCGGACGGCACACCGTACCAGAAGCGGCACCGCCGGGTACTGCGTTCGCAGGCCGGGATCGGGTTTATCTGGCAGGGGGAAGAGCGCCGCTTGCGTAACTGGCGGGCGACGCGTGGTAGTCGTGGCCGCATGTTGACCGGATTTGATGAAGGGCGAGGCGCGGTGCGGTCGTTTTACCGTGCTGATATCGAGCGTTATCTCGATATCAGCTTCAACGAGACTCGCCGCGATACGACAAAAGCCGATCCAATGTTCCGTCGCCTGCGCACCGCGCGCTTTCTGAAAGCTCGCGCGACCTCTGAAGGGGCAAGCGTGGGATTCACTGGCGTGGCGGCCCGTATTGCCCGCGTTCACCAGTATGGATTGCGTGATCGGGTGAATGACAGCGGCGCGATGGCGAGTTATCCCCGCCGTGAACTGCTGGGCCTGAGTAAGACGGATCGCATGATGATTGCCCGGCAGGTGATTGATTCGCTGGGAGTGCGCTGATGGATATTGCCGAACTGATCCGCCTGCTGGAGAACATCGGCCGCACCGGTACGGTGACGGAGATCGACGAGGAAAACTGGCGAGTCCGGGTACAAAGCGGCGGACTGGAAACGACCTGGCTGCGCTGGAACGCGCAGCGGGCCGGGGCATTTAAGGTCTGGGTGCCGCCGTCCATTGGCGAGCAGGTCTGGCTCTTGTGTCTCGGCGGTAACACGGATACCGCCATCATCGGCGGCAGCCTGTACAGCAACGACAATCCGGCGCCGGGCGCGACACGTAATGAAATGGTGGTCACGGCTCCTGATGGTGCGCGTTTTCGTTATGACGCCGAGGCGGGCGCCTTACAGGTGACGGGTATTAAATCGGCGGCGATCGAGGCGTCGGTGATCGTCACTCTGGATACGCCGGAGGTGAACTGCACCAACCTGTTGCGCGCGAAGAATCTTGATATCACCGAAGGCGGAGAAATGAACGGCAACTTTAACCATAAAGGTGGAAAGTTCATCTCCAACGGCGTGCAGGTGGATGACCATGATCACGGCAATGTTGAACGCGGTGGTGACTGGACGGAGGGCACCCGATGAGCGAGCGATATCGCGGTATGAATGCGCACGGTGCCGGGACGCTGACGGATGAAGATCATGTGTGGCAGTCCGTGGGCGATATTCTGCTGACGCCGGTAAATACGCGCATTATGCGCCGCAATTACGGCTCGCTATGCCCGGATTTGATCGACAGCCCGCAGAACGACGTTACGCGCCTGCAACTGATGAGCGCCGCTGTTATCGCGCTGGCGGCATGGGAGCCGCGGATCGCGCTGGACGCTATCAATATTCACTATTCTGCTTCGGGCGCAGTAACGGCGGAGTTATCCGGAATGCTGACTGAAAGCATGGAAAAGAGCACCAGATCGGTAACGTTAAGGAGCGCCAAAAATGCCGACAATTGACCTCTCGCAGCTGCCGCAGCCGACCATTATCGAGGAACTGGATTTTGAAGAAATCCTGATCGAGGTGAAAGCGGTGATGGTGGCCGCCTATCCGGCGGATCAGCAGGCTGCTGTTATTGCGGCGCTGGCGCTGGAGTCTGAACCGCTGAACGTTATCGCCCAGGCACTGGCATATCGCGAGATGTTACTGCGCCAGCGAATTAACGAAGGGGCGGCCGCCTGCATGCTGAGTCATTCGACCGGCGACGATCTGGATAATATCGCGGCGAACCTCGATACCGAACGCCTGATAAAGACCGAAGCAACCGAGACAACCGATGCCGAAATGGAAAGTGATGAGGCGCTACGCCTGCGGGCACAGGCTGCTTTTGAGGGAATGAGTGTCGCCGGGCCATCGGCGGCCTATGAATACTTTGCCCGCAGCGCCAGCGGGAAAGTTGCCGATGCCCGGGCATCCAGTCCGGCACCGGCAGAAGTGATTATTGCGGTGCTGTCCACCGAGGGCGACGGTACCGCGTCGCCAGAACTGCTGGCCGCTGTTGCCGAAGCGGTAAACGATGAAGAGGTTCGCCCATTGGGTGATCGTGTGACGGTACGCAGCGCTGAGATTGTCGATTACGAGATTGACGCCACGCTGTACCTGTATCCGGGGCCGGAGTCAGAGCCGATCATCAATGCCGCTGATGCATCGTTGCAAAAGTTCCTGAAACAGAACGATAAAAAAATCAGCAGAGACGTGGCGCGCTCCGCCATTTCAGCGGCGCTGCATGTCCAGGGCGTACAGCGGGTCGTGCTGAATGCCCCGCCGGACGATATCAGGATCAGCGATATCCAGGCGGCCAGGAATACTGGCTACAACCTGGAAAATGGCGGAACCGATGAATAACACACTTCTTCCTCCATCTGCCAGTGCGTGGATGCGTGGCGCCGAAGCTGCCACGGCGAAGCTGTCCGGAATTACGGTAGCCATTCGCACTCTGTGGACGCCGACGGCATGCCCGGTTGATTTATTGCCGTATCTGGCGTGGGCGCTGTCGGTTGATCGGTGGGATAAGAACTGGCCGGCAGAGAAAAAAATAGCGTCAATCCAGCAATCCTACTGGCTTCATCGCCGGAAGGGTACGCGCGCAGCCGTGCGGCGAGTGATCGAAGATATGGGTTTTTCCGCGACGTTTGCGGAATGGTTCGATGTCGGAGATGAACCGGGCACGTTCCGGCTTGAGATTGATGTAAATGATGTTGGCCTTACACCAAAAACACTGGATGAACTGAATCGCCTGATCGATGGCGCCAGGCCAGTTAGTCGCCACATTTCACAACTCACTCTGTCAACGAGCACCAGAGGGACGGCATTTGTAGGGGCCGCAATTGTCGAGGGCGGAATTATTACCGTATACCCGGAAGGGTATGAGCCGGACGACAGTATTCATTATGACGGGCAGGCAAATTATGACGGCAATTATTATTACTCCGGGAATTAACTATGAGTGAAATAAACGAAATACAACAATGGGAAGACGGCATTCCATTTATTACCCGCAGTGATAAGGTTGAAGGTGGCAATGCAGGCAAGATTAATATTCAGACTCGCATTCTGGCGAATCGCACGCGCTACCTGAAAAATCAGCTTGAGGCTTATAACGGACTGGTGAAATCAGGAGAACTGCCATTTTCCGATTTTGAAACGGCTCAGGAATTTATTGATGCCGGTAAGATCCCCGCAGGTAGTTTGTTTTCTGTTCGCTCTGATAACCCGGATTATTGGGTGGATGAGTGCATAAATCAGAATGGTAAGGCTGTTGCCACAGGCAAGCATTTGCTTTCAGAGTCAGCTATTACCGCGCGCATTAATATGGATGATAACGGTAATATTACCTTCCACAAGGATGCGGACGGGGTGAACCTTATTGCCGTTGATGATTCGGGTGGTATGCATCTTGTCGGCGTGAGTGGGACGGTTCAGGATCGCCTGAACACCGTGCAAAAAAATACATCACCGGCGATTCTGCGTCTCACTGATGCGGAGAATGCCGCATATGCTTCAGTTGATGAGTATGGTCATTTACGGCTTGCGGGTATGCCTGACAGCCTACAGGAGCGACTCGCGGGATTAACAAAACGCGTCGATGCAATGCGTAAGCGCCGTACTATTCTGGATGCCCGTGAGTGTGGACTGAATGCCAGAACCGGAGAAGATGCAACCCGTGCGCTGCAACGTGGGTATGACTGGCTGTCTGGTGAAGGCGGCGGATATCTTTACACGCCTCCGGGACATTTCAAACTCCCGCAACCTGTCGTACCGCGCTCGGGCGTTTCGCTTGTCGGCGCTGGTCAGGCTTCAACTATATTTTTGCCAATGGGGTATTTGCCAGCCTTTCAGTACCGGGGGAAGGAAACGGATACTGCGCCCGAGATATATGTTGAAAATATCCAGTTCTGTGATTTTACCGTGGATGGTGAGAATCAGCAGCTGCATCCGACGCGCGGTTATATTCCCGATATTAAAGGCATCTTCCTGCAATATTACCGCAATGCTGTCTTTGACCGCCTGACCATCCGTAATACCGGTGCAACAGGGTTTGGTGTGGATATGCCGGATCGCGTTTTTGTCTGTGATTTCACGGTGGAAAACTGTGGCAGGCTGGCGCAAGTGGGTGAGCTTGGCGCTTCTGGTTTTGGTCTTGGAACCAGCTTCCTCAGCAGTGAGCCGATTTTTCTGGCGAGAATTCTGGGTATCGGAAATAAAAACTTCGGTATCTTTTTTGAACCGCAGCGCGGCGGCGGTACGGCGCAGGATGCCATTGTGTCAGGGGCAACCTTCATCGGCAATTATGCAGGGATGGCTGATTGCGGAATTGAGGGCTTGATTGCATCCGATGTGAATCTGCGCGGCAATCAGATTGGCTTCCTCGCTGATGTGGGAACCAATAACGGCGGGCGTCCGGGGCATCGCGGAAAACTGCATAACTTTATTATCAAGGATAACGTTAAGCACGGTATGCAGTTTGATTCCTCAAAAAATGAAAATCTTATCGGGGAATACGCCATTACGGGGGCGCATATTTCCGGTAATGGTGAGGACGGAATTAACGTTCGCTACTCACAGGAAGTGACCAATTCAGGGCTGCGCGTTTCTGATTGCGATATTAATGCTAATGGCCGTCATGGTGTCAACTTTGAGGCGGGGCCGGTTGTCAATGCGCATATCACTAACAACCGTTTCTGGAATAACGGCCGACTGGTACCCGGCAACGGAATTAACAGTAATCGCAGCGTGAAGAAAAGCCGTTTTGCGATGAACAGCTTTTACGACTTTCAGGATGTTCCTACGCAGCAATATCCCGTTTCTGTCAGCGGCGATATGGAGGATGTGGATATTTCCTTTAACCATGGTGCGGGTAATGCATATAACCGCTTTAATCTGACCGGGAAGCAAACCCGGGTGACTAAGCTTTCAAATCCGGGGATTGAATAATGGCGACAAATATTCAGGGCAATATGAAATATAAGGGCCGTTTAAGCCTGTTACCGTCAGCGAATGCCCCGCTGCCGGAAGGGGCTAACCTCTTCGCTGATTTTGCCGGGGGGCGATATGTCATTCAGCACGTCAGCGGAAATGTTATCCGTTCATCACAGTTGACCGATATTCTGTCGTTTACCCGCACCACGACAGCAACCCGCATTGCAGAGAGCGGGCTGATTGAATATATCCAGTCCAATGAGCCTGCAATTGATTATCACCCCATAACCGGTGAATGTCTGGGACTGCGGATTGAATATGCGTCGTGGAATCGCATTGAATGGAGCCAGGATTTTACCAAAATTGCGAGCTGGGCGGCGTCGGGTGTGGCGCTTACGCCAGGGGCTACAATAGCGCCGGATGGAAACAAAACAGCGACCAAGCTGATTGAGGCTACGGATTCCCAGCCAGCTCCCCGCCAGTTGGTTGCGACCACCACGACCGACGCCATCAAAGGTTCGCCGTACACTTTCAGTATTTTTGCAAAGGCCAATACCGCCAGTGTGCTCCAGATTGCGGCAACGGGTGCACTCCAGGCCACGGCTTACGCTAACTTTGACCTGATTAACGGGAAGATTGGTAAAACCTCGCCAGGTTCATCAACCAGCGGATTATTGCAGGTTACTATTGAGCCGTTCAGGTATGGCTGGTATCGCTGTGCGATTACCATCACGCCTTATACTGGTGAACAGCCAAAATTTACCCTGGCATTAACGGAAAGCGACACCAGTGCGGGGCCGCTCCCGTCATATCTGCCCGTTACGCCGAAGTCTGTCTTTATCTGGGGGGCGCAGCCTGAGCGAGCAGATGGTGCGTCGTCATATATCCCGACGAATGGCGCCGAAGCGCAACGCGCCAGTGATATTTGCACCACGTCAACGCTGACCAAATTCGTTACCCCGGAGGCCGGAACAGTACAGATTTCTGTTGTGCATCCTCACAGCCTGAAAAATCTGACTGAAAAGTATGGCTCGTTGTCCTGTGCGGCGGTGCTCGATAATAGTGTGGTCGGGCCGCATATCCGTTTCGCGTACAGGCCGCCAAATGCCGGGGGAAATGAGGGCGCGGTGCTGGGTGTGACTCCTGATTCATCGGGCACTGCGCAGAATCTGGAGATACCTTCCATGGCTGCGGTGCGGGACAGTGAACAGACGTGCATTTTTTCCTTTGATTCTGCTTCGCTGAAAACCCGGCTTTTTGATGGCTATAACTGGTATGAGCGTAGCGTAACAGCGATGCCGCCGGAGCTTAACCGGCTTTGTGTAGGGCGTGCTTATCTGGATTCAACTAACTACCTCAAGGGCTATATCAAAAAAATCGTTTACTGGCCTTCCGCGCTGAGTGAATCGGCGATGGAAGAAATGCTCTCTCTTTAAGGTGCGGTGAAAATGGCGAAAAGATTTTATACGCGACTGACTGCCGCCGGAGAACAGAGGCTGGCAGAGGCCGCGGTTTCAGGTGCGCCGGTAAATATCACACAGATGGCGGTAGGGGATGGTAACGGCAGTGTGCCTGAACCGGCAAACCGGGAAGATCTGCTTAACGAGGTTTATCGTGCTCCGTTGAATCGCCTGGTGATAGCAGACCAGGCGGCAAATGTTATCCGTGCTGAAATGCTGATCCTGCCGCAAACCGGCGGATTCTGGATGCGTGAGGCCGCGCTTTATGATGATGACGGGGTATGCCTTGCGGTGGCGAACCTGCCGGAGTCATATAAACCGAAACTTGCGGAAGGCTCCGGGCGGTTGCACGCGGTAAACGTCTGGATAGCGATAAGTAGCACTGAGAACGTGCAGCTGATTGCTGAGCCATCAGTCATCATGGCGACGGTGGATGAGATTGAACGGGCTAAAAATGAAGTAAAGGATTACGTGGATCAGCTTCTTGGTGACACTATTACAGCGGCAAAGCGTGATTTCTGGGAAGAAGACAACCCGCCGGGAACTGTGCGCTTCTTTGCTCAAAATGTCGATCCAAATGAAAAATGGCCGTGGTCGAAATGGACTTACACCGGCGAGAATAAAACAATCCGTGTCGGCAAGGCTGACGGTTCGGACGTCGGAAGCAATGGCGGGCAAGATGAAATTACTCTTACAGGGGAACACTTACCGCCACACCGGCACGGGGTAAAGGGAAAAACCAAATCTTTCCATTTTGAACGGATTGAAACCGAAGAGGCGGGGGAGCACGACCATGAATTTCCGTTGACCGGGGACGCCAGTAATACGGGCATGGCTGATGGTGGTGATCCGGCAAAACAAGATGGCACTCAGAGAACGTCAACACAACCGGCGCACCGGCATGCTGTCAACATCCCTGATCATGAGCATGAAATTGACTTTGACTCAGAGAGCACGGGAGAAGGGAAGTCATTCAGTATCGTTGAAGCCCACACCCTGCTGATGTGCTGGGCTCGGGTGGCATAGCATCGAGCATCGTCAAAAATAACGTTCTGCAGCACGGTCAGAAATGGCGATGTTTGCCGGTATAGCAAAGCCCCTCGATGAGGGGCTTTTTGCTGGATTAAAACAGGCGATTAAGTGAGTTGGTTGTTGCGTTAATGGCTTTGGTGGCGCTGCTCTGAAGGTCTGCCAGGGCATCGCTGATGGAGGATGATTGCAGCTTCTCGCGAAAATCGGCGTCCGCCCGGCTGAGACTTAACGTAAATTCAATTTTCTTTGCGCCACCGAACTGATCAAACTCTGTTTTGCCTCGCTCCAGCCGCGTCATGACGTACATCCCGTAAATCCGCCCATCACCTTCAATCAGCGGCCATGGGCGACCAGAATATCCGATCGTCTCCAGCGCAGACAGCGACAGGTTGCCGCCGGTAATTTCCGGATAGAGTACCCCGGACAAGGTAATATTATCCTCACCCGGCCCGATGTACTGCCAACCGGCAGACTGATTAACCCGGTCGTTTTTAACATGCCGCCATTCCTGCGCGTGCTGGAGCTGCTGATAAGGGATCGTGCGCAGCGTAAAAACAAACATCCCGAAAACCATCATCATGCTGATTACCTCTAATCTCTGTCGCGGAACGAGCCACGGTTACTTCTGTTGGTGCTGGCCATTGCATCGCGTACGACATTCCTGACCATTCTTTCCAGATCCCGCGCCGAGTGCTGGCCGACCTCGTTAAAGATCAGGTTAAACACTGGCGCACCATTTGTCGGGGCGGAAACGGGCGCTGACAGCGGGCCTTGTGTCGCTGAAGGAACGGAGAGAATGCCGCCTGCCGCCGGAGCTGCAACGCGCGGTATTGCCTGCGGTGAGATCCGCGCCTCCTGATAGGCGCCGCGCAAGGCCAGCGCACGAGGCAGGTTTTTAAAAATAATGTCGCCAGGGCCAATCTTTTTGCGCGCTTCCTTCGTGTTGTCTGCGGTCGCCTTCGTGTTATCAGCAATGCTATTCAGGCGGCGTAACGTGCCGGTGTTGCCGGACAGCGGCGAGGGAGCGGGCGGCGCGCCTGCGGTAACGGGGGAATCTGATTTTTTAGGTGACCAGTCCCACGCCTTTTGAACCATTTTCTTTTGCTTCGGATCCCACTCCCATGATGTCGGTTTTTTGGGTTCGAGGTTGTTGGCCTTAGCCCGCGCAGCGTCAATTCCGGAGGGGATTAACCCCAGCTTTTCAAGCAACAAGCTGACTCCTTCGGTCAGCAAGCGGAGAGGGGTAAAAAGCAGATTCAGAGCGGTACCCAGCACCTCGCCAAATGTTTTCCCGGCGCTGGCGCATTTATCCAGTGCATCGCGGGAAAAATCAATCGGTGTAAATAACTGGCTGAACCAGCCCCAGACTTTCGCCACCCCAGCGCTGATGGCGTCAAACAGCGGTACCAGGAAGGAAAATGACTGAATCAGTGGGGAAAGCCCCTGGCTGATGCCGGTAAACAGTCCGGAGAAAAACGCCTTAATTGGCTCCCAGTATTTCCAGATAAGTACGCCAGCGATGACAAATGCCGCCAGAATAGCCCCAGGGATAGTTAGTAAAGATGCGAGGATGACCCGCAACCCTGAGAACGCCATGCCGAGCGTTGAAATGCCGCTGGTCGCGGTAATTGATGACATGCCGATCATGCTGAGCATCAGGCGGAGTTTTGCCAGGGGGCCGAGGATAAAACTGGCGGCAATGCTGGCAATACCCACAGCTCCGGCAAAGACAGTCAGCGCTCCACCGACAAGGATCAGCGTCTGCGTCAATCGTGGGTTTTCTTTCACCCATTCACTGGCTGACGTAATTAAATCACTAAGCCCCTGAGTGAGTTTACGTAATGGCCCGTCGGTGGTTTCTTCCACCTGAATGCGGAAGCCTTCCCATGCGCTATCCAGATTTTTCAGATCGCCGCTGAGGTTGTCGGCCATTACTTTTGCCGCTTTCTGCGCTTCACCCTGTGACCCGCGTAAATCTGCCAGTAGCTTTTGCAGCTCACCGCTACCCGCAGATCTCACCAGTGCCTGGAATGATTTAGCCGCTTCTTCCCCTGCGATATCTTTGAAGAAGGACAGTTGATCGGTATCGCCGTACTTCGAGACGGATTTATAGATATCTGAGAGGATGGCTTCTGCCGGGCGCATCTTGCCGGTGGCGTCAGCCACGGTAACACCAAGTTGTTTCAGCGCGGCCTGTGCTTTGGTGGTGGGTGCTGCGAGTCGGGAGAACGTCGTTTGCAGTCCAGTACCCGCGATACTACCTCGCAGCCCCACGTTCGCCATTACGCCGATCATGGCGGTGGTGCGTTCAACATCAACACCCAGACCAGCCATGCCGGTACCCGCGTATTTCATCGCTTCGCCGATATTGGTTAAATCGGTGTTGGTGCGGGTAAAGGCGGCGGTCAGCACGTCACTGACGCGATCCATTTCCTTTGGATCGAGACGGAATTGCGACAGGATGTTAGAGCTGATATCGGCACTTTCGCCAAGATCCATGCCACCGGCCAGCGCCATGTTTAGCACGCCGGGTAAGGCCGCCTGAATAGCTTCAGGGGTGAAGCCGGCCATCGCGAGAAATGCCTGACCGCTCGCGGCATCGCGACTGGTAAAGGCTGTTTCGGCGCCGAGTTTTTTCGCCTGTGCGCGAAGGTCAGACAGTTGGGATGAGTTTTTGTTGAGGCGGGTTAACGCCTGTACGCGTGACATTTCCTCATCAAAACCCACCGCAGGCGCCAGGAACGACCCAGCCGCATAACCTGTAGCCGCTGCGCCGAGGGCCATCCCCATGCCAGCGCCACGGAGTTTCCCTGCGGTTTCTTTGGCGCGCTCATAGCTTGCCTGGGCGCGCGTCGTGGCCGCCAGCTGGCGACGTTCGCGCTCCAGTGTCTGGTTATATTGCTCTGTGCGCCGGATTGCGCTCTGAATTGCACCGCTGCCGGATGAGAGGTTAACGCCGTGCTGGCGTACCGCCTGCGCCGCCGTGCGCAGCTGCGTGGTCTGTTTGTTATAGGTATCCGTCAGCCGCGAGAGCTTGCCGCGCAGCGATTCAAGACGGGCCGCCTGTGCTTCGGTAAGCTGGCCGCCTTCGCGCTGTTTCTGGTTGAGGCCGTCAAAGGCCCGTTGGGTAGTTTTTAGTTTCTGCGCCGTTTCATTGGCCTGCGAGCGTAGCTTGTCGAATGCCGCTGCGCTTTTCTCCAGATCCTTGATCGACGACTGCGTTTTCTTGAGGGAGTCAGAAAGGCCGCCAATAGCTTTACTGGCGGCGTTGACCGGACGGGTGAGTTTATCAATGGCGCTGAACGCAACGCGAATACTAAGATCCATCGTCGTCATCCTCCTTGTCATGGTTGCCGCTTCTGATAGCCGCCCGTTCGCGCCAGGCTATCAGCTCGCGCAGCTCCATGCCGTACATCTCGGAGGGCGGCCAGTGAAAAATAACAGCGATATCGGCGATCAGGTCGTCGATATCGGAGATAACCGCTTCTCTTACTTGCTCGCCGTCGCCGCTTCGGTGACTGCGGACGGCTCCGCTTTCGTCAAAAAAGGCGTGATCTCTTCACACAGCGCGGTAAAGTCGCCGGTCGCCATCGTGGCAATCTCGACAGCTGTCAGTTGCGGGCTGGTTGTGCGCGTCAGCAGCGTGGAAACGGCGTCATAATCGAAGTTAAGCACGTCAACCAGTTTCAGGCCGCGCAGCGAGCCAGCCTGCTTGATGGTGTCGGTGATAGCGATGGTTTTAATTTCCTGATCACCGCGTTTGATAGGCTTGCTTAAAGTCACAGACATTGATAATTCTCCGGGCGGCCGGTCTGGCCGCCATTGGTAGTGGTTAAAAAGTTACTGGCCGAGGCCCAGCGCGGAGGCAATGCGATCGGGATAAAGGCTCTTGCCGTTGCGTTTGTAGATGAAGTTCAGCAGGTCGATTTCCAGCAGGGGCTTATCGTCTACTGACTCTTTGTAATAGGTGTTTTTGATCGCATAGGTGTGGTTAGTATCATCACCCTGTTTCGCTTCACCCTGATCAATTTCAGTGATGCGGCCGCGCATTTCGACTTCCAGCAGCGAGCTGGTACCGCCGCTGTAAATCTCACCCACAAAGCGCAGGCGCAATTCGTCAATATCGCCGCCCCATTTCAGGATCAGCTCTTCGACTACGCCACCGACAATCATTGATGCATCCAGCGCCCCGGCTTCCAGACCGAGATCGACACCCGCCGCGCCAAGCATGCCGCCGCCCTGATAGTCATCCGTTTTCCGGGTGAGTTTTGGGAGCGTGACGCTAGGCACTTTCCCGATATAGTTTTCCCCGTCCACAAAGAGGGTAAACAGCCGCAGTTTTTTAGGGATAGCCATTTACGCACCTCCCAGCGATGCAAAAGCCGGTTCGTAATACTGATCGGTGAAGGTCTGGATCAGCGTTAAATCTTCCAGCGGTGGTACCGGGCTGTAGTTGTAGCGCACGACAGCCTTACCCTGACGCAGGCCAGTGGTCGGGTTATCGACGATATCAAACCAGCACGCCGCACCAATCAGCTTGCCCGCCGTGACAAGGGCCTGAAGTTTGGCATTAATACCACTCACCACGTCTTTCACGTTCGCCGGGGTGAGTGGGCTGTCAACAGTGGTAAATTGCGCCTCGGCGATACTGTCCGCCAGGATTTGGGCGGTACGGGTGTACACCTCGAAAATGTATTCTTCAGTGTCCGTGGTGCGGTTGCCCCAGAAGCGGAAGCCGTCACGCTTAATCAGCGTGGTGATTTCGTTGGCGTTCAGCTCGTTGGCGTCGGAGTCTTCCGCCTGTAGCGCCCAGAACACGTCTTTGGTAATCCCCAGCACGTTTTTAACCGCCACGTTAGATAGCGATTTATGCCAGCCCTGCTCGTTATCGATCAGTGCGCGCAGACCTAATGCATAAGCCACGGCGGGGAATTCTTCATTGGTGCCGGTCAGTGAGTTGTAGGCGATGAAGTTTGGCCAGATCAGCATGCCTTCGCGCTCTGCAAATTGTTCACGATAAGCTTTCGCTTCGGTGATCGTTTCGCAACCATCGCAATAGCTGTAAGAGAATGCCCGCAACTGCTTCGCAATCACGCGTAACTGCGCGGTGACCTCCTGCGTGTCATACATGGGTACGCCGAGGATGCGCGGGCGATAACCGGTTTTTTGCTCTGCTGTCAGCAGGGCAAACATGCCGGTATAGCTGCCGTCTGCTTTCGTTCCGCCAATGATGAGCTGCGACTGTGTCTGTGCGCCTTCCTCGGTCTTAGCTTCAGCGACACGCACGACGATCACGCGGGTGCTGACCTGGTCGGAAATAGCCTTGAGTGATTTGTACAGGGAGCCGGTTTTGCCGGCCTTACCCAGCACGCTGATCACTCGCGTAATCAGTACCGGTGTATCAAGTGGAAAAGTTTCGGGATCGGCATCCTCAGCAACCGCCACCAGGCCAATGACCGTTGAATCAACATCGTTGATTACGGTCTGTAGGTCGGTGTTTTCTTTGGTGCGCGCCCCGTGGAAAAAGTTGTCGGTCATACTCTACCGCCATCATGTTTAGTGAGTTCGGGGTGATAATCCCTGAAATACATGGCGTCGTCTTGCGGTGGTGGTTGTGGGCGTTCCGTGACAACAAAAAGCCGTCGCATGCCTCGCGCGCGCATGGAACTATCAGCGGCGGAGGGCAATCATGGCGCTGAACACAGACACAATCGACAATGCAAAAAGCCTGCTGAATGCAGGCGCTAAGGACTTCAAAAATTACCAGGATGAGTTGTCACGCATCCCGGCGTTTAATGTCCTGATTGGCGGCAAGGCGTTGACCGTACTGGATGAGAAAATGATTTCTCTGGAGCTGACGGATAACAGGGGATTTAACGCCGACGAGCTGACGATCACCGTTGATGACAGCCAGGGTGATATTGAGCTGCCGCCGCGTGGCGCCGAGCTGTCGTTATCACTCGGCTGGCAGGGGGAGCCGCTAATCTACAAGGGGATTTATATTGTCGATGAGGTAGCGCATTCAGGGCCGCCAGACCGCATCGAGATAACCGCCCGCAGCGCTGATTTCCGCGATGAATTCAATATCAAACGCGAGGTGTCGTGGCATGACGTGACGGTAGAGCGCATCGTGTCGGCTATCGCTCACCGTTACAAACTGAAGCCGGTTATTTCCGAGCAACTGATGAGCGCCGAAATAGATCATGCTGACCAGACCCAGGAAAGTGATATGTCGTTCCTGACGCGTATGGCGGATATTCTCGGCGCCATTGCCACGGTGAAAAACGGTTGCCTGTTGTTCATTCTGCCAGGCGGTGGTGTCAGCGCGAACGGCAAAGCGCTGCCGGAGTTCGCTATTACGCGCGGTAGCGCAGACCGCCATTCGTTCCGCATCGCAGACCGCGACGCTTACACCGGAGTACAGGCTTACTGGCTGGATCTGAACTTCGGCAAAAAGAAAAAAGTCACGGTGAAGAAGCGCAAGAAAACCACGGAGAAGAAACCACGGAGCAGCAGCCGGGAAGGGGATTATATCGCCGGAGAGGATGGTAATGTTTTTGTACTCCGCACAACATACAGTAGCGAAATGGCGGCGCAGCGCGCGGCCGCTGCAAAGTGGCAGCAGCTCCAGCGCGGCGCTGCTGAATTTTCGTTAACCCTGGCTTATGGGCGCGCAGATCTTTACCCGGAGATGCACGGAACAGTAACGGGCTTTAAGGATGCGATCGATAATCAGGACTGGATAATCGCGAAAGCAGGGCATACGGTTGACGATAGCGGATTCAAAACCCGGTTGGAGCTTGAGGCGAAAATACCTGAATGGATTGCAGAAAGTGAAGGTTAGCGGCCATAATATGAGCGAGTTCAACTCCCGCCCCGGGAGGCCATCATGTTTAAGTGTCCTGTTTGTGGTGCCGTTGCAAAAACGCGTACCAGTCGCTCGTTAAGCAATACCACCGTTCGGCATTATCACCAGTGCCAGAATTTTGAATGTAGTATCACTTTCACCACGCTAAACAGCGTTGAAAAACTGGTAACAAAGCGCGCGCCGCGTGAGAAGTTGCCGCCGGGCTTTATCCCTTCAGATGCGTTTCCGGCATCGCACTACGGTAACGATCAGCTCAGCTTTGCAATATGA